ATTACATTGTAATCCTTATGTACATATGATGTATGTCCTTATCGGCGATGATATTTCATCGTCCGGTTTCGGATCCGTGTCAGGGTGAGGTCCATAAACAGTCAAAGGGTAACCTAAGTTTGTGTCCATGAATCCCTCTTCGCTTACAACAAATAGTTTAGAGACAATGTCCCTAACTTTTGTTAACAAGGCAGATTCGCACTCATCATCAATGATAAAACTTTTATCAATGATTCGTGCTATCTTGAGACCATTACAATCATCTACAGTAATAATATTACTTAGTTTGATGAATTGTCTCATCTTACTATTTTCGATTCCAATAGGTGTTAACCTATTGATGTTTTGAAAAGTAAGTTGGCTCCGTGCTTCCTCCAACTTCTCACGAAAGTGATATAGTTTTCGGAATGCCTCGCCAATTTCATTACATCCTAAGATTCCCCATACTATAGTATCGGGATCCAGTGTGTCAATGAAGTCAGTACTATCAACGTACTGCATCCAAGTTATCAACTCATGTAGTTGTAACTTGGTGTCCCAGATGGTTTGATCCCTTCTGGAAGTAACCCACGCATCCTTCCAATGTTGGAGCGTCTCGGGTTTAATTGAATGGAGCTTTAATATTTGGCTCTTAATTTCAGATGCGTCCTTACGGATACCATGTATCATAAGGATTAGCATGATGTACTCAGCGTCTGGATGGCTTCTCAGCTCTCCATATGGCTCAGGACCATGTTCTGAAAAATTCAATTCGGCATTAAGCTTGATAAGAGCCTGCCGCAATTCCTCTTTAACGTCGCCTGTCTTAGAAACAATTGTTTCCAAGCAGATCCCCTTAAAGAAGTTACTCCAGGCCTTGTTCGTGTATATACCCGAATCATAGAGTTCCCCAAGTAACATGTGTATGTCAATACTAGTACGTTCACGTAAGTGATGTATTAGCGGCATAACAGCATAGAGATCACCCTTTATGTCTAACATATTACGTATGGATATTCGACTAACGTCGACACCATAGTTCATGTTCATAGATACGTACTCACCAACAATGTTGGAATCAGTAGCAATCTTTGACTTAGAGTGGTTAATCACCATCTGATAATCTCTTACGAGACTATCACTAATGTGATCCTCTGGATCCCAAATCCAAAGATCGTCACCTACACGATTGTATAGGTCTTCGATAGGATATTTCCTAACGGCTCCTGGGTAAAATTTACTTAGGAGAAACTCGCTTAGAAAATGGTCCGTAACTGAGGCTATGGCGAAAGATCCTTTCGTACCCATGCCTTGCCCCGTTCCGTACTTAATCTTGCCTTCGACTGCAGTAGTTTCCCACTCGCAGTTTACGACAAGATCGTACCAGCAATTAGCAATGTCCTCACCAAACACATGTTTGACTACGGATTTTTGCAACCTTGCATTAAGATAGTCTGTCCAGGATTTTAAATCAATTGATTTAATACCGGGTCTAATCTTAGTTTTGAACACTTTCCACCCTTCTTGATGATTGAAGAACGAAGTGCTCCTCCCGAACATATGCCTTAAGACGATAATAATATTATCTTCGAAAGGTGTTAAAAGGAGTTGAGTCCAAGTATCGCAAATTGCGATAGTACGACTCTTATTACCAATATCCTTAATAGCAGTTATAGTCCTTAGACTAGCTGTTTTAGGATCGGTAAACATTGAAATAGGTCTGGCCTTCCTTTCGGTTGGTTCAACTTTATCAATAGACTTGGTTGCTAGTAAAGCACGTGCTTTATCTAATCCAACCTTCTTTGAAAGCTCTCGTATAAGAAAGTTTTGACGCTTTCTTTCCGCTTCCGCTTTCTTTCTCTTACCTTTAGGGGTAAGGCCGGCGATTACATCAATTGGCCG